TCAAGAGTCTCGGTGTAGTTACCCGCATCTAATATCTTATAAGATGTTGTAAAATTGACACTCGCCCTATACAGGTAGTTATCATTTTTATTTGCAGCAATTCCTCCTATATGCTCACCGCCATGCCTAAATATAATGGCAGCATAATCAGACGTACTTGTCTTGGCATTATTATCTACTGATATAACAGAGGCTGCATCGACAGAGAACTTTTTATTAGCCGTAATAGTCTGTGTAGTACCCAATGTAACATAGTCCGCAAGCTGCGTCTTGTCAGCCTTCAAAGCAAGAGCGCCAGCCAGAGTATCGGTTTCCTTGAAGCCGGACAAGAAATCCTCCAGCTCCTTCCACTTGTTGATGACCGTATCGGTGTCAGTGCCAGTAAGGAAGTCGTCCAACTTGTCAGAAACCGCCTTCAAGGAAGAAGCGGTCGCATAAGAACCTAACTTAGTCGTAACCCATGCCTCTGTCGCATATCCGGACAAGGAAGGTATATCGGATTTCTTGGCGTAGTTGTTCGATGTGAGGTAATTACCCAAAGCTTCAGTATCCAAGCCTACAATCTCACTCAACGGTTTGCTAGTCCAATGAGTAGCGCCCTTCAACTGAACCATAACCCTGTCAGCAGAAGGAACTTCGTCAGCCCATGGGCCGACATTGTTCAGCCCGCCCAAGGTGGAAGCACCGCCTTCACCTCCTCCCGTGCCCGGATTCAAGCCCATGGAGGACATCCAACGCTCAGTCCAAAAACCGAACAAAGCCTCTATGTTGTCAATGTCCGTAGCCGTATCATTCACGGCTATATCAGAGCCGTCTGCCTTGTGCGCCTTGAACAGACGTGAGAAGAAGGCTTTGGTAACGTATCTGTTGTCAAGAGTCTCGGTGTAGTTACCCGCATCTAATATCTTATAAGATGTTGTAAAATTGACACTCGCCCTATACAGGTAGTTATCATTTTTATTTGCAGCAATTCCTCCTATATGCTCACCGCCATGCCTAAATATAATGGCAGCATAATCAGACGTACTTGTCTTGGCATTATTATCTACTGATATAACAGAGGCTGCATCGACAGAGAACTTTTTATTAGCCGTAATAGTCTGTGTAGTACCCAATGTAACATAGTCCGCAAGCTGCGTCTTGTCAGCCTTCAAAGCAAGAGCGCCAGCCAGAGTATCGGTTTCCTTGAAGCCGGACAAGAAATCCTCCAGCTCCTTCCACTTGTTGATGACCGTATCGGTGTCAGTGCCAGTAAGGAAGTCGTCCAACTTGTCAGAAACCGCCTTCAAGGAAGAAGCGGTCGCATAAGAACCTAACTTAGTCGTAACCCATGCCTCTGTCGCATATCCGGACAAGGAAGGTATATCGGATTTCTTGGCGTAGTTGTTCGATGTGAGGTAATTACCCAAAGCTTCAGTATCCAAGCCTACAATCTCACTCAACGGTTTGCTAGTCCAATGAGTAGCGCCCTTCAACTGAACCATAACCCTGTCAGCAGAAGGAACTTCGTCAGCCCATGGGCCGACATTGTTCAGCCCGCCCAAGGTGGAAGCACCGCCTTCACCTCCTCCCGTGCCCGGATTCAAGCCCATGGAGGACATCCAACGCTCAGTCCAAAAACCGACAAGAGACTCTACACTTGTCGGCAGGTTCGGGTTGTCCGGATCATCGTAATGAAGTTTGAATACGCTGTCAAAAACGGCTTTGTCAAGTTTCTTTCTATATTGCTTGGAAAGTTCGCTCTCGGAAGAGAATTTGCTGTTTACACTTGCCTCCACTCCGCTTATCTGACCCTGTATCCGGTCAAGGGTGCTTGCGCTTGGCTCATTATTAAGAGTTACTTCAAATGTCGGTATTAACCCTTCTCCCTCTTTTATAGAGAGAGACTGTATTATCACGTTCTCATGGTCTATCCCCATTTCGGGGTCATTCACAGTAAGCCGCTTACCTTCCATTATTTCATTATAGAAGTTAGCGTTTCTTGCCATGAAAATTTCGTCAACGCCTATATTGTAAGAGTAGTTTGTGCTGCTGTATTTGGCAAGATACTCTTTAGCCCTTTCCAATAACCTGTTTTCGGCAGCACGAATATATTCCTGTGGCATGAGTATGTTCAGAAGAACAAACTTGTCCCCGGCTTTCATGTTCCAGTCCTTGTTAGGAACTGTGAAATTATCTGTATCCGCTTCTTCGAGGGTATTTCGTCCAAGCGTAAGGGTGTAGCTGCCGTCCGAAGCCTTGACTATTTTAGTAATAGTAAAGGCGTACCCTTGCAATGCACCGCTCTTCATGGAAAGCTGCGCTTCTGGCATATAGCTTTCGTTTAAGTCAAATCCCAAGTCATAAAGCTGTACCGTAAAAGTGGGTTGCGTTTCACTTGTTATTGCGTCAACACTCTTTATCTCGTCAATAGCCTGTCCGGCAGAGTTCTTCATCCCCGTAATAGAGGGATAAATATCGTCATAGGTTATCACGCCTTCGCGAATCCCGTATTTGGCGATAGCCTCGTTTGACGCCAGCACAAAGTCGGTAACTCCGTCAGTCTTAAAACTTGGCAGCATAAGACGAAGAGGAGATAAGGCATAGTTTGTCGGGAGAACGCTATCCTCCCATTCGGGGAGCTTCGGGTAGCTGTAGTCAAGGTTTCTTGTCCCTCCGTATGCACGAAGCTTTGTCACTACCCCTGTATCTGAATCGGAAATCCTTTCTATCTCATACAGACCTTTCCCTTTACCATACTCAAATACATTGTCAACCACAGGTTCTGAACCACCGATAGTGACGTTTCTTCCCTTTACAAAATAATTCAGCTTATATTCCGTGTTTACGAGAGAAAGCGCATCCCAACAGTTCTGGTTACTCATTGAGATGCTTTTTTCTTCGCTTTCCGTTCCTTCTGCTATGCCAATGCTCCATACTCCGGTTCCGTACATGGCATCAAGGCACGCCTGTATTCTCTCGGCAAGGTATCGGACTGTTCCGGTAAACTCAATGGTCAGAGGGGTAGGATAGACTATCCCGTTGTCGTTGGGCACAATATCACGCATCATGCACCGCTCAAGTTCATACTTCAAAGAAACGAACCGAAGGTCGTAGCTGTAGTTGTTGCTTGAAATCTTCTTTACGGTAGGCAATAGTTCTATCTCAAACCTTTCTCCTCTGTATTCAATGTAGTCGAATATATTGAACTCAATCCTTTTATCAGAGGACAAGGTGGCGGATACGGTACGCTCGCCCATGAATGTCCCGCTGTATTCCAGTTTGTTCAGAACACATCTTACAGTCTTTCCGTCCTTGCTATATACCGTCCAACTCATATCGTTAACCTATTGCTCCTTGCTTGATGAAATTGTTTATACGCTCAATGTTATTGGGGTTCTGGGGTCAGTAACCCGGAACGTGATTTTAAATGTCACGACATCTCCCTCGTCAGACTTTCGCACAAAAAGATCCTGGTCTATGGATTTGTAATACACGCCTTGTCTTCCTATCTTTGTATATGTGTCATACACTTTCAGATTAGTACCTGTATCCCCTTTTCCGGTAAGGTAGTCAAGGAACGACTCTATTTTGCTGTTGGCAGTTCCTATTGCTCCTTTATAGGCGAACTCCACTTCTATGTCGTACGCCTTCAGCTTTATTTCCTCCGGGAAAAAGGTATCCTCTCCGTCTTGGTCCGCCCAGTCTCTTGTAGGCAAATCCTTGTTTTCTCCATAAGGCATGAACGGAAAGCCCTTGCATACTATAGACCATTGGGCTTTAGTATCTAATGTCGGACTTTCCGTCTTGCCTTTTTGGAAATAAATACTATACAGCTTTGCCATGTGTTATTTTGAGTTTGTGTCGTAAAACAAAAAAGAGCCAATTAGCGGTTGTTGCCGTCAATCAGCTCTTTGGCTTGTTCTTATTAATGCAAATATAATGTATATTTTCTATATAACAAGCATAAAGTTATAGAAAATATAAAACGTCTTATAATTAATGGATGTGACCCGCTTCATCCATATGCAAATTAATCCTATTCCTCCGGATTCGCAATTTTCATATACGGATTCGTTATGCGTTTCCCTTTTATCGTCTTTTCAAGTTCGTCTATCCTTTTGTGAACCAACTCTAAATCTTCTGACAAACGTAATAATTGTCTCGCAAGGGAAACATTCTCTTTCTGCAATTCGTATATTTTTTCTTCCATGATGAAATATTTGTTTAGATATTAATAATAGGGTATAGTTATGGCTATCGGGCATTTGAACCGACTGCTAATTTATTAAATAATGCGATTAGTATTTCCTCATGCAGCTAACGAATAAGGCTATGATAGATATAAGGAGACCTGCAATGGCAAATATCAAATTCCAATTGATAGGATTGTGCAAGTTGGGGTTAACGGCAAGATAGTGCTTACCCTCTTCGGTGAGTTTGGCATTCCATACATGACCGCCAACTACATAATTAGCTTTCACCAGACCTTTTCTTTCAATGGAACGGATGGAAGCGGTGAATACATGCTGTGGATATGTTGCCGGGCATTTCCCGCCAAACTCCGCAACAATCCGGAATGCTTGTTTCTCTTCCCTTGTTAATTTTATCCGTTCCATAACCTACTCGTTTTCTGCAAATTTACTAAATACTACGCAAAATATGCTATGCAGCAGGGTCTATTTCACCCTTAGTCTGCTTTGTATAGAAGTCCTCGTAAAATATTACATAAACGTTCAGCATCATCTTTTGACAAAATTGTCACTATTTCTGCATCTTCGTTTTCAATGCAAACTGAAATTTTCATTTCTTCATCGCTCGTAGTTGAGTATGACTGTCCTATGGTAATAACAACGCCATTATCGCTATTTATACTTTCATAAACAGAATTTTTAATCTTATCTAAATTCTTGAACATTTGCTTTTCCATAATTATGCAGTCATTTTAGAGTTATACAAATCAATTACAAATTTACGACCTTTTTCAGTCCAATACATGTGTTCCTTTGACTTTTGAACACCGTTATCCAGATATGGGTGTGGTACATGCTTTGTGTAACCTTTGCCCCTGTACTTGGTATGAAGAAAGTAAATCCCCGATTGTTTGTACTGAATATCCCAATCGCACAACAACTTGTTCAGCTTGATTGCTGATATTTCAAGGAAGGCGGCTATCATGTTGGTAGTAACAAGTCCTTCGCTCGACATGATTTTGTCGAAGCTGTCACCTTTCGGGGCAAGCATCTTTATCTTTTCATCTTTGACGGCGATTTCGTCTTCCTTCTGCTCGATAAGGATTTGATTGCGCATGTTTTCGGTTTCAAGCTGCTTTAGCCGTTCCTCCCTTTTTGCAAGGGTGGCTTGTGCGATGGTTAGCGCACGTGCCATGATTTCTTCGGGAGTGTCGTCCTGCTTAGTGGCGATGTAGCCGCCAGTCTTGCGGATTGTTTTTAGAATCTCTTTTACGCCTTTCTTAAATTCTTTGGCAATTGGTTTTCTACTTTGAAATAATACTTCATACAAGCCATCTTCGGTTAAAAACCAAACTTCTTGATTTCCACCAAGGGTCGTAATAGTGTTACGAACCTTTTCATCGCTTTCTACAAGGTTGGTTAACTTACTTGAATTACTTTCAGAATAGTTCAATACTTCTGCCACTTCTTTGGCAAGGAACAACGGATTTTCGGCAGTTCCGTAAACCGTGAATTTGTGCCCCAGCAACTCTGTTTCGCTTAGGACTTGAATCGAGTTTGTTAGCATAACAAAAAAAGCGCACGTTCACGGCTGCTAACAAACTCATAGGAATTTAGTTTGGGGACATTTCTGTTACCCCACCGTTCGTGCGCAATATCTTAATATAATATTACTTTATATGTATTGGCAAAAAAATAACTCCAATGATGAAGCCATAGGAGTTTGCCGCTCCTATAAGTTGTTAGCACTGCAAAGATACTGATAATCTTTAAAAGTGCAAACTTCTTATTAGAAAATCAATTATTTTCGTTTATTTTCTAAGTTTTTTGTGCGAATATATAGAAAATATACTTATTCTCATGGTTTGGTATATTATAAAAACGCAAATATGTTCCATAACATATAAAAAACATTATAATAAAAAGTAAATAATATAGCATTCAATCAAAGTGAAACCATTAACTTTGCCGCACAATTTTTAACTAAAATAACTTATTATATGAAAAAGGTTTTATTATCCGCAATCTGTTGTATAATGCTTAGTGGATGTGCGAAAACATTTTATTCAGAAAACGTAAGTATGTTGGATTTTAGGAAATACGCTAAAGAAGGATTTATTATTAATCCAACTGCTTCTGGAATAAATTTCAAACCGTTGTCTATGATTAATGTGAGTTTTACATCTGGAACGAGCATTGAGAGTGCACTAAAAGGAAAGGATGGCATAATAGAAGAAGTTGATAAATATACTAAAAAAGTAGTCGGATATAGGGCAACACCAGAAAGAATGATGGATAAAATAGTAGAAGAATGTAAAAAGATTGGAGCGGATGGCATTGTGAATTTTGATGTGAAACGAGTACGCACTGATAAATACAATAATGGATATTGGGAAGTTTCTGGAATAGCAATAAAACAAGTCAAATAAATATTAGGTATGAAAAAAGTTATTTTGTTTTTATTTGTCGCCATGTTAGCGACATCTATGTGTTTTGCGCAAAGTAAGTTTGAACCGCAAATCAAAGTTGGATATGATTTAGGTATTGACGATGACAAAAACCAGTCTTTTGGTGCAGAATTTCTCGCTGGATATAGGTTTAATGAAAACTTTAGGCTGGGAGTAGGTACAGGGGTATCTTGGTGTAAGCATTTATATGAAAAGGGTGAAATCAGTTCTATTACAAATAAATACTATTCTGATTATAAGGAAACTGCCTTGTATATCCCATTATTTGTGAATGGGAAATTCAACTTTGTCCGGGGAGGTATATCTCCATATATGTCTCTTGATTTAGGATATACATTCTTCATTCCTTGTTCAGACTATGCAGATAAAAACGATTTAGGATTTATGCTTAAGCCCGCATTTGGTGTTGATTTCCCGGTTATGAGTGGAAATATTTTTGTAGAACTTGGATATAAATATCAAAAGAGGGATTGGAAACTTATTGACAATGCAGATTATTCACAATTATCAATAGCAGTAGGTTATTCATTTTAACGTATTCAAATATTCCTAAAGAAAAATAATTATTAAATCAACAAAAATATGAAAAAGATTTTATTTTTACTGGCAATGCTGCCAATGTTTATTTTTAGTGCGTGTTCGGATGATGATGATTTCGACTATCCAATGGAAACCTTGTACGGCACATGGGATGTGACGGATGTAAAAGTAGAGGGTAAATGGTATGACGTGACTACATACCCATATACAAAGTTTGGGATGTCTATTTCTTTCAAGTCGGACGGAACTTTTTACGGCAAAGGGTATTTAGGTAACGGTAGTGGTACATACAAGGCGACAGGAAATACTATCGTTACCTATTTGGACGGTGAAGAATATATTAGATATACAGTGAAATCCTTATCGGGTGATGACGCCGAACTTACCATGTCGATGGATGGGGAGAGCTTGGATATTAAGGCTGAAAAACGATAAGTCAATTTTAAAATAGCCATCAAGTCAAGCGGAGTCCCCTCTGCTTGATTTGATTGTGAGAGAAAGTTATTTTGCATTAATAAGTAATCTATTATAAACTAGACGTTTAGCTTGGCGTTACTACGTTGTATGCTATTAAACATGTATAAAAAAATAAGTGATTTATTGCAATATAAACTTTAGTCGCTATATTTGCATCATAATTACGCTCATGGCTACGCATACCCGAAAGCAGCTTCTTGCCGCTTATCCTTAAATAATGGGTATGCCGACCCCTGGGCATTTTTTATAAATAATCATAATGAAAAAAGACAACAACTTCCCACCTGTAAAGGTTGCCGTATTGGTAGATGGTGGTTTTTTTATAAAAAGATTTAATTATCTTTATAATAGCGAAAAGAAGATGAGCGGTTCAGAAGTAGCGGAGAGGCTATACACAATGTGCATGAAGCATGTGGGAGACCGTAATACACTTTATAGGATATTCTACTACGATTGCTATCCATTGGATAAAAAGGCGCATAATCCGGTATCTAAGAAAGCGATAGATTTCAGTAAGACGGAAGAATTCAAGTTTAAGAACGAGTTGATAAGTGCACTTAAACAGAAAAGGAAAGTAGCCATACGGATGGGGGAGTTAAAAGACAATCATAATTGGCAGATACGTTCTTCCAAAGTGAAAGATTTGTTGAATGGCAAAACAAAAATTGAAGATTTGTCAGATTCCGATGTGTTTTTGGATATTAAACAAAAAGGAATAGATATGAAAATTGGGATTGATATAGCTTCGTTAGCTTTAAAAAGGTTTGTTGATACTATTGTTCTTTTCTCGGGGGATTCTGATTTTGTCCCGGCTTCAAAACTTGCAAGGAGAGAAGGTATAGATTTTGTATTAGACCCCATGAAGGCGAATGTAGAGCCTCAATTATTTGAGCATATAGACGGAATATATAATGCGACACCTTATAGAGATAGGGCGAAAAAGAAAAAATAATAATAGGAGGATATATGGATTTTTTAAGCTTAGTATATACAATAGGAACCATTATCACAAGTGGCATACTTATATGGTTTAAAACCAAATCCGGGAAGAAATGGTTAAGAGAACTGTAAGCAGAAGTATAAAAAGGGAACAGATAAATTCAATATCAAAATAATATGGATTCACTAACGGCGATATTTTTAATGACAACCATTATAGGTGTTTCATTGGTTGCTTGGTCTCATACCAAGTCCGGCAAGAAGTGGCTTGCAAACTTATAAATTGACTGTTATTTAGAGAAACAATAAAGCCAGACATTACATCTGGCTTTTCCTTTTCATGACATCCCCATCGGTTTCCACGGTGCAATCTTCTCCATGAATGTAGACATAAACGGATGCTGCACCGCTTTGCAGTATGTGAATTTTCGCACGGTCATATACATTAATGAATATCTTGCTGAACTTAGAGCAGTCAATGGTCACGTCGCTGTCGTGGCGGACATAGATGTCACAAGTTGAAAATCCGTCAAATAGGAGAGTGCCCTTGCAGTTCCCGTTAAGAACGGCTATGTGCTTCATGTTCCTTGATTGCACATCCTCATCGACAAATATATTGTTTCTGTGAAGGATGTCCTTGTCGAAATTTTCCTTTATGAAAGTATTGGTGGGGTACCCTTTGTCTATACAGAAATCAATCCCATGCAAATACTTGTCAATTAACGCTTGTTGATCGGGAGAACCCCATTGTTCCGTCCATTCAGTACATAATCCCAGCGATACCGCTTGGTTGAGCAATGTCCTGCTTAAATCCTTGTCGTTCATAATTTTATATATTAATCTTTCGTTTTCCTTTGTCTATAACCATACCAACTAATCCCATAAACTCCTTTAACACAGCCAAGTTGGCTTCTGTGTTTTGAGCACTTCTTAGCGTATTGTTAGCTATCGCTCTTAATTGCGTTAGTTGCTGTTCTGCGAGAATATTGTACTTTGGGAAAATTTCATTTCCTAATTTTTCAAGAAGAGCACGTTTTACGCTTACATCCTGCCGGATGCTATTCAGGTATGAACCTAAAAGATTTGCCGTATCTTCTGTTACCCCTTGGATACCTTTTGATAATCCATTTGAGGAAGTTGTATCTTCAAGACTTATTCCTGCTTTTTTAGCTGCATCATTTAGATAGTCCCATATTTTTTGAGAATCAGAAATTGTTCCTTTTAGCTTTTCTATTTCTTGCAACAGACCGGATGCCTCTTGTTGTGTCAAATCAGTACCTCCGGCAGAGTTGTCCGTAAATATGCCTGTATCTCCAAAGAGATATTCTCTTAATTTCTCCATTGCGGGCTGAATAACTCCCAATGAAATCATATTCTTTATAACGCTGCGCATTATATCTGCTACAGTATTATCAAATGCTATTGCAGCATCCTCTCCATTAGAAAATGCGCCAACAAGTGCGTCTGAAATTTGGTCTGCCCAACCTTTTAAATCTATGCCGAATTGTTCGCTAGCCAAATCTTCATAGAAATATTTTAGTTGTTCATCCAATTCGATAATTTGCTGTTTATAATCTTCTATTTTGGAAGCATCTGATTTTTTCTTGTCACGTTCGGCTTCTATTTGTTTTTCAATTTCTATCCGTTGGGCTTGTAGGTTGCCAATCATTTCCTTTGACTGACTTTGGGTTACGCTTCCCAATTGCCTTTCAACTACAGATTGCAGATTCTTATATGTGTTAGACAGTTTTTGAACTTCCAGTTGAGAACGTTGTATTGACTTGTCAAGTTTTTTGTCGTGTGCTCTAGCAATGCTGCCAATTATATTAGGGATAAATGACAAAGTACTGGTAGCCATTTGTATTGGGTTTCCGCTAGTCAGACCTTCCACCAGATTCCCTATTTCTCCGGTTAATTCTCCTACGAGACCAAGAGTGTCGGATAGTTCATCATTGCCAAGCGCATCAAACATTCCACTCCATGCGTCTGTGACACCTTTTATCATTTGTGCAGCTTGACTGGCGTTAGTACCAATCATTTTTAAGGCATCTTCTTCATCTTCTTTAGATTGGGCTGATTTAAGCTTTTTAAAACCATCTATAACTCCTTGGAATGGGTTTTGGGCATTTAAGTCATTCTGCGTTTTTTCTATTTGTTTTAAAAGTCGCAAATATTCTTCCAATGATAATGTGTACTTTTTATTGTTCTTATCTGTAAGTTCAAATTGACTTTTTCCTGTTATTGGGTCTTTTTGCTCAACCGCCGATTCAGAAAACTTTTTAGCTTCATCAACTAACTTTCTTAGATTGTTATATCCAATGTTGGCGGTTTCTCCAAAGAGTTTTTGCCAAAGAGGTAAAAGCTTGATTGATTCATCATTTAACTCTTGTATCTCTTTGTTCATTTTTTGAGTATATGCCTCTTTCCCCTCTTGGGTAGTCGCAGAATCTATCAGTCCTTGATATTTGCCTTTTACTGCTTCTATCTTTTTTTCAATCGAAGCAAATTCCATTATTGTGTTTTGTTCATCAATCAAACTAAGATTCTGCTTCTCTTGGATTTTATCGTTAATTTCTTTTTGCAGGGATAAAATTACATTTGCGGACTTCCCGAACTTTTCTCTTATAGTCTTTTCATCCAAGCCAAGGACTATATCTACTGGCATGTCTGAATAAGCCCTCGCCTCTCTTTTTAGCTTGGCTTTTAACTCGTCTATAAGGTTGTCAAATCCAATCTCTCCACCGAAAGCAATGCTCATTGATTGTTCTTTATTTCCGGTTATATCAAATAGTTGTCTATATAAATCCCATTTCTTTCCGGATTCAGAGATATACTTTTCTATTTCCTTCAAGGCATCGTCAACCCCTTTCTTGACATTGTCGTAGTTGATATTCTCTTTCTTTACGCCAAGAGATAGGTACAATTCCATCTGCTTCCCTTTGGATTGGTCCAACTGGTCTTGTATGTATTGGTATGCCTTGCTTGGGTCACTCAAATCCAAGTTAACCCCGTTCTTGTCAAAGATAGGGGCAAATTCAGAAACGCCCTTTACCCTTTGTGATGCGGCTTCTTCACCCTCTATTTTCTTCCACTTGTCGTAAAGTGATAGGGCTTTGCTGATTAGGTCGGCACGGTCTTTCCATTGTTCTGCAATAGGGTCTTTGGCTGCACTTTTAGTTTCTTTGGTTACACGCCCAAATGTTTTCAATATTTCATCGGTAGCGCTTTTCAGTTGCTTGGCTTTGTCTATGCTTTTACGGGTTTCTTCATTCCATTCTCCTTCTTTTTTAGTCCATTCATTAAGAGTGGAAGACGCATCTTCGTTAGCTCCGACTATATTTTCTATATACTTTTGGAAACCGCCTTCGGCATCAGGTTTTAATCTTTCAATGTCAAATTTTTCATACAGCTCAGTCGCTTTTTTGAACCAAGCAGAATCTTTATCGTCTTTCTTTTGGCTATAACTTGAATAGTTCAATAATGCATTGTCTAATTCCTTTTTAGCTTGTGATAAAACTTTTGTTTGTTTTTCTATGTCTTTATCTAAAGATTCTATGACATGCTTATAGTCTGTGCTATCATCCAATGATTGATAATATTCTCTACGGGATTTCAATCTGTTAAGTTCTCTTTGAGCTTCATTCCTATTCTCGGTCGCACCGATTACAAGTCCTGCGCTTTTTACCTTTTCTCTTTCCTTTGATGCAGATAGCACTTTTTGGATGGCCTGGTATTCTCCTTCTAAAAGAAGCTGTTCAAATTTCATGTTTTCAAAGAGAGAAGGATATATTTTTTGAAGGTTTATATATGCTCTCCTTTGCTCATCAATACCGTTTGTTTTATTAAATATTTGAGAAATATATCCTTTAGCTCTATTTTCTTCCTCTTTAATGGCCTCTATGTTTTTCGTAAACTCAATATTTAGTTTTTTTATTTTGTCAGCAGTAGTTTCAACTTTTTCTTGGAATACCGCCAATGTTGTAACTATGGCGCCTAAGGTAGTTATCCAAAACACCCAAGGATTGGCTTTCATTGCTGAGTTAAGCGCCCACTGTGCTACTGCGGCTGATTTGGTGACTTTGACTCCTTTGTTTAACCATGTATAATACGCTTGCATTTGACTGATTGCAAAAGAAGACTTTTGCGCTACATTTACAGCTATCACAGCCGTTTTGTAAGAGCCATAAGCCCCTACAAGGACACCAAGTATATCCGCAACGGATTCCCAATGTTTCATCAGTTTAGTAAGCAACTCCAAACTATCTGAAAGGACACCGCTATTGCCCTCTGCAATGTCGGCCATCATTACATCCCAAGCGTCCTGCAAGTTGCTCCACTTGCCCGCAAGGCTTTCCGCAAGGGCTTCCTGCATATTGTAGAATTTCCCGCCTTCATTGGTTAACTCCCAAAGGACATCTTTCACCATCCCGAAGCTGACTTCTTTTCGGCTGATCTTATCAAATACATCTCCGGCAGAGGTTACTACTCCCGTAAGCTTAGTAAACCGTTTTGCCAACTCGTCCACCAACGGAATACCAGCCTCGGTAAACTGCCTCAGTTCCTGCCCACGGAGGAAAGCCGCACTGCGCACCTGCCCGTATGCCAATATGATACGCCCCATATCAACACCAACACCTGCGGAAATGTCGGCAAGCCTCTTGGTCGTGTCGTAAAGCTCCTCATACGGGATGCTGTATGCGGAAAGCTGCTTGGTGTATGATGCCAGTTCCTTGAACTGGAACGGGGAAGCTACCGCTAACTCCTTGATGCGGTTGAATATCGTTTCAGCTTTCATGCTATCTCCTATAATGGAGGTCAGTGCGATTCGTTGCTTTTGGAACTCCCCTCCAATGGTGTACAATCCTCTTACAAAGCGTTCTACCGTATATATGGAATACACATTGGCTATTTGGTTTTTCAATTCACCGGCTATCCGTGATTGGGATGACATCGTAGAATTTGCCCTCTTCATAGCCGCATTGTGCGTATCGGAAGCTTTTGCAGCCTGCATCCGTGCGTTTCTAAGCTGTTCAAGGGCTTTTTGCGAGTTGGCGTAAGCGTCTGTACGTTTCATTTGGGAATTAGCATAAGCATCCGCACGAATTATTGAAGCTGCTGCTTTAACGGCTCTTAATTCTGCTTCGGATTGTTCACGCCCCCTTTTTAGACTGGCATTTAACTGTTCTCGCTCTTTCTTAATACTGGCATCTAATTGCTCTCGTTCCCTCCTAATTTCTTGAAGAACCTTTTTGTATGTCACATCAGCATCCATGCGTACTGTTGTTGCAAATCCCTTGATTCCTCTTAGCTCATTAGAAGTCATTCCTTTCCCCTTGAACGCCTCTGTAAAATTCTTGATACTCTCGCTATCCACCTCAAGCTTCACCTTGTACGTCTTATTTTTCAACAAGGATTCCACTTTGTCATCAATTTCCTTCACATCCGTTTTCAGCCCCACTCTTGCGCTGACTGTAGCGTGCATGTTTACAAGCTTTTTCTTGATAGCTTCATACTCCTGTGGAGTGTAATCCTTCAAATGAATCCCAAAATTTAAATTTCCGAGGTCTGCCATATCTTTGCCTTATTTTGTGTTTCTTTTGAGCGCATCCACGCCATTAACTAAAAAATCATCCAATGAAACTTTCTGTCCTTTTGCTTCCTGCGCCTTCCTTTTTTCCTCCCATCTTCTTGTAAGTTCCTGCATTTCCTTTGCCGTGTGCTTCTTTTCACCTCCTTCAGTGTCTTCATGCTTATAGGAAACAAACGGAGCATCGCACATGAGAAGTTCATACTGGGCATTGGTAATGACGTAATCCATAAGCCAGTTCGGGACGTTTATCAGTCCACCGAAAAGTACCAATGGACGGATTAACTCGGAGTATTTCTCTCCGTTTGAGAATCCTGCTCCTGCCGAAGTCCTTGAAGGATATGCTCTGCTTCCTTTCTCGTCATCGTCATCATAGTGTCCTTCATCCCTGTCAAGAACATGGTAGCACTCAAGTACTCCAACTTCTGAGATTCCACTTTTTTTTTACCAACCGCTATGATGTCAATAAGCTCTGAATCAGTGTACTTTTTCCATAGCATACGCCAATATATCCAATGGAACAGCTTTATTTTCCACCATCCGTTAAGGATAATGAGAGAAGCGCATTTGGCAGTTACTTCGTCCTCTTTCTCGCAGGAATGTAATACATGGGTAAGCTTACGAAGCGTACCACGGTGAAGCCATTTTATGCCGAACTTCCTGTTTCTTATGGTAACATAGTCCGTGCTGTTCTCCAACACATCGTCAAGCCTTTTTTGTTCTTCTACTGTAGGTTGTTGTATATTTTTTCTCATGATTGTTATATGGGTTATAAAAAGAGAAGGCGGCGGCACAAAGCTCACCGCCTATACTGTTAAATGGAAGAACCTGCCTGTTCGACTTTTACCGCACCGAATTCACCGGATGTGGAAATGTTGACCGAAGCCGTTCTTTTCGCTCCACTATTTGCTGTAACCTTGACCGTCACCACTTTCCCGCTGACAGAGACCTTGCACCATGTTTCTGTAGATTGTGCAGATAGGGTACTCTCTTTTGTCGTAGCCGTGATGGTCTTCCCTGTATTGTCTGCGTCACTGGAGAAAGACAGGGAAGATGGAGCTACGGTCAGGAGGCTTTTTTTGTCAAGAAGGCGATATTGTCGTCTGTAGTATCATCGGAAGTGCCATCTTCTATTTCTATAGTCCCGCTCAATGCAAACCCGAATGGGGTAGTAGAGGCGTTCTCAAACAACGCACGTGCATAGATTGCCATCTTCTTAACTAGTACGCACTTTTCACCATCTTCGCTTAAAAGCGCGATACCTGCGTTGAGTTTCTTGCTGTTTAACGTGGCGGATATTCCGCTGAAACCTACACCGTTGACTGTAGATGTTGTTACTTCATGCGCTTCTCCAAGGAAGTATTCAACCAAATCCTTGCTGATACTGGGAACGGTTGCGGCAAAGGTTATGTCACCTGCCGTGCTTGTCACAGCCCAGTCCGCCTGCAACCCATGAACTTTCGTACGGTTCAACGTAGGCTCTGCCTGGGACAGAGACAAAGAGTCAACAACCACAGGCAAATCAAAATCCGGAGATACCGTAGTAAAGTTGGCTATCCCTCCCTTAACCAACATGATGGATGAAAGGCCGCTGAATACGTCTTTCAATTCTAGTTTTGTCTTCATTGCCATAATAAATAGTTTTTAATTGTTTTATTTTATGCTTATCTTATAACAAGGTCAGCCCTTATCAATGTTGCGCTGAACCCCAACCCGTCATTACCTTTCAATGTCAATTTTGGACTTGAAGCAATTATGTGATTGTCGCTGACAGGAAACAAGGAAAGGATTTTCCCCACAAGTGTATCCATTGTATCCAAATCTTCAGCCCCGCTTTTCTTTAGCCTTACATATACTTCAACCGTGCAATGGGTTTGCACATTCCCGAATCCGCTCCCGTAAGTCATGGAAGACATCTGACCTGGCAAGGACACAACAATGAATTCATCCATTTGCTTAGGTACGGCAGCTGGACGGTCATTGGTAAACACGTTCTCACTGACTTTCCTTGCGGAATCAAACAATGACTTCAACGCATCCTTATATTTAAAATCATGCTCGTATCCCATATCACTTCATCGGTTTAAATGTCATTTTGGATATGCTTTCCGCATAGTCGTAGGTGTCGGACAGAACATTTAGCCCTTTTTTTGATTCCAGATAGTTGGAATATTCGGTACCTGTACACATCACCAGACCTATGCCGTCACTTGGCGCTTTATACTCCTTTAGGAAATTTACAGAAGTGGTTAATCCGTATTCCCCGTTGGTATCAACCAGATTGTATTTCTTTATGGGAATAAGCTTCCCGCTTTCATAGCTCCGGACCATTATAACCCCGACTCCGTCACCTCTGCTCAGTTTCGGGCGGGTAGCATTTTTCAGCCCTTGAGTAACTACTGCTGTTATTATCCTTGATAGTCCACCCTTGTAATATATACCCACTGCTAATGAAGTCAATGTGTTTCCTGTAACATTGTGGTACCGGGCAGATACAACACCGTCTTTCAGAAGCCTGATTCCGATTTCCGTTATCTTGTCAAGCAGATATCCGTCAATGATATTGCGCATCTTTTTCTTGCCTTCTTCCAAGACTTTAGCATTGTCTTCCATATCCCTAATTCTTAGCCATGTTGAAATACAAAGTCGTTCCCATTTCCGTAGCGTAACAGTCCGTTATCACTTTGGCTTCAAAAGTTCCACCGTAATCTGTAACATCCACAAGATCTCCCGCAACAATTCCCCTCACAAGTCCGGGAATGTCTATCGCATAGTCGCTTTTTATGACATTGCTTTTCGTAAATGTCCTCAAAGAGGAGCTTCCATACTTATTGCACTCTCCCTCATACAGAACAGTTTCCGCCCCATCATCAAACGAAGTCTCACCGGATATACGATATACCTTGCATGTATGCGGGAAACGTGGATTGTTTACTTTCATAGCGGATATCTTTTATTCATGTTCATACCCAAGTTGACAATCTTTGCGGATGATTTCCTTACATTCTCTCCATACATGGCGTATATGTCATTTGCCATTTGGCGGAGATTGCGCTTGTCGTAAGCGGAACTTTGAGTACCGCCCTCCTTGTGCTTCCATACGCCATTTGCATCCTCTACGCTCCCAGTTACGCTTGGAGTGCTTGCGCACCACATATAAAGGTCTGCCCGGCATAAATCCTTCTGACGCTTATCCAACGTGGTGACATCCGTCCCCGGCGCGATTTCCCTGTCAATCAATATGGTGGTTATCGCACTGTCTGTAACTTCGAAACCGACACAACCACGGAGGTAACCCTCAATGGCCGTGCCGATAACTGTATTTTGAGAATTCCCCATGGTTATTTACCCTTAATGTTCAAGTAATAGAACCAACGAACCTTGTTAGGAACAACCAATCCGGTAACTTCCGATTTGATAGTCTGTGTCATGGTTTCGTCGTTGAATACTTGACGGATCAGAGTACGCCCTCCGTCATACAATGCGGTACGTGCACCAGGAGTTTCCATGAAGATAGGACGTCCGCATTGTACATCTCCCAAATCTTCGTTCGGGACATACGCCATAACTCCTTCCTCAAAGTTCTGCAAGGTCTTGTATTTGATTTTCTGTGTATCCTTGTCGTAGCTTTCTACTACGGAGATGGAATCAATTACTCTGATTTCAGCACCGATACGGGTTTCGATAAACGCCTTGATTGCTTCGTCTGTAACAAGATTTGCAAAAGCAAGCTGCATGTCTTTGTCGGAGATGTCCGGACGGTTTGCGACTGTGTACATCTGACGGAAATACGGCAGATTGATGATGTCGTCCCATGTGGATTTGCTTACTTCCCAATGTCCCTGTGGCGCAAAGTCTTTCTGTCGGCTGTCTCGGTTAACGTCTCGCATCACCTTGATAGGATCAATTGTATTGCCTACGGAATCTTGCTGTGAAACTTCTCCGGTTGAATCATTTTTCTTGTACCAATAAGAATCTTTAATGTTCTTCTTGGGAACACCAAAGTCTATTGACAAAGAGATGCCTAGAGGATTGTTGGCAGCATCAATAATCAGGTTTCCTTTTTTGGATACGACTTGGTTTCTCTGATAAAGGAACGTGTTATAGTTACCTCCAAGCAAGCTGTCTACTCCATTAAACAGAAGCTCCATGATTGTAGACTCTATCTCCGGTGTAGAACTGCCGATAGCATCCATCATCATCATCTTTTCACGCAAGATTTTACGGCTTAACGTGATCTCGTGCTTGAAAGTAGGCAACCCTCCCATTTGCAATGAAAGGCCGTCAGTTGACTTGGTAGCACCGTCACTGTCAATGTCTACGTAGGTAGCCAGAGTGTACGGGCGAATTGTTGCCTCAATCTGTTCGTAAGTAGGGTTCAGAGGGATATTAGGGTTTAACGGGAATCCCATCTGTGCGAACGTCTTCTCCGCATTATATTTTTCCGCAAACATGTCGTTAATCCACGCTTCCAACGGCTTGTTCCCGGTATATCCCATAGCAGCAAGACCTCTGCCTACAATATCGTAAAATTCTTTGTTTCTTGTGTACATATTATCCTCCTTTCTTATTCATTGGATTCACGCACAAACTCAATCATAGGTAATTGTGCTTCTACTGATTTAGGGATACCTCCTCCCGCAACACGGTCTGCGTATATTCTTCCTGCCCTTACTACGGCACATGTTGCAGAAATGCAACCTTCGGGGATACATACATCCTCAAATACGAGGCCGTTTACATCACTTAATTCCCCGCTTGCAACTGCGCCTTGCTTGGAAAGTTCTATTGTACCTGTCACTCCTGTGCTTCCGGGAATGAACATATAAGCCGGGACCATTGCAGCCGCCTTCTGCGTGAAGGTTAACACTGCTCCACTTCTTTTCACATCCCATTCCGTGAAAGTGGATTTTCCGCCTTCAATCTTTGTGGCAACCAGCTCCGGTGTGGTTTCAGAAGCACTTGTCACTGCGATTGAATAACTTTTGCTACCCAATACGAATGACAAGTCTCCATTGGCAGTAGCCTTGTTGGTGATAGTCAGTGTTACCACTGCCTTTACGCCCGTAACTCCATCTGCCGTGATTACTTCAACCTGCTGACCGGCACCGTTGAATTTTACCATTGTCCCGGCATGTATGATGTCACCTGGCTTTAATCCCATCCCGGCAACATCTATCATACCACCGCCTTGGTATAATTCCCGTACCCTCGACCATACAGGAAAATTACCGCCAATTCCCGACCGGAATTGACCGATAGTGTTGAAAGTTCCTAATTGTCTCATTTTTCTTGTCTGTTTTAAAATATGTTACTGTGTTTTGGGAAGTTTTCCTCTTGATATCATGAGTTCCTTGAAAGACTTTCTACGGTTCTTTGCCTGTTCTTCTCCTGTTTCAGCAAACTGATTGATGACAGGCGAATCACCTTCTCCGAAAATCGCCTTGTATCTTTTCTCATAGTTGCGCTTGGCACACCCTATGATATCATCAATTTTCATATCCTCATTGATTTCCACATCGGATATGGCGATATTAAGGATTTCTTCATTGCAGGCGTTTTTACCTCCGTTTTCTATTTGGGATTTCAACAGGTCTCTGGATTTTTTTTTCAAATCTTGGATTGACGCAGCCTTTTTTGCTGCTTCATTTTCTTTCTCAAACTGTAAAATCTTAGCTTCCATTTCCCTCATTTTCTTTTCAAGAGAGGCATCTCCCGTGCCATCACTCGCAGGTGCAGAGTCTTGTTGTGGTTTATAGTTTTTCTTAAAACCCTCAATCTCGGTTGCGACATCGTGGTTATACTGACCTTGCATACCTTTTAGGAACCCGACAGCTGTATTGAAATAGATTTCATCAGGCTCTTTCCCTTCCGGCACTGGATTAAGTTCAATATACTTCTGTAATGTCTGCGTTGAAAAACTGGTTTCTCCAAGTTTCTCGTTTAATGTGGATAAGATTTTTTCTTGTTCCATTGTGTTTATTCTGTGTTTATGTTAAATAAAAAAGAGCCTATCAATGCTTTTTGCATCAATAAGCTCTTAGGCTTGTATATTGTAATCTTCTATTCCGACGTAATTCTTATTTTGATATAATTCCGGCATCTTCTGCACATAGTCCGAAGCAAAACGTTTCCATCTGCCATTTTTATATCTGTAAGCTTCTGCCCACATACCGGACAAGTCACAAATGTGCTTTGTAGAAAGTCCGGCTTTTCATCCAACCTGGAATCAATTCTTATCATACAAATAATTTTCATTGCAAATATAGTGTATATTTTCTAAAAATCAATATATTAATCATCTTTTTATTATGTTGTATTTAGAAAATATACAAATAATTGTATATTTGTACCATATAATATCATAGAGCTGTGAATCAAGCCGGGATATGCAGGGTAATTCTGCATGTACCGGCTATTTTTATTTTATGGAATACGACGGAGATGTACATACAAGGAAAGGGGATAGTGTATTCAGTCATGAATACATAACCAAACTACGCAAGATAAAGGATAGCTATAATATTATAGCACAGGCTGGAGGGCAAGAGGACTCATTGGCTTCCGATGCTGATATTGTTATCATGGGAGGTAACCGTGGCGGTTCAAAGACATTCTCTTTATTGATGGAGTCTTTGCCGGATATAAAAAATCCACGGTTTAATGCCGTCCTTCTACGTAATGAGAAAGACGACCTTAGAGACATGATTAATACGTCTTATATCCTTTATTCCCAATTCGGTTATTATAACCGCTCCATATCAGATATGACTTGGAATTTCGGGGATAATTCCGGGAAATTGTGGTTTTCCTATTTTGCGGACACTTTTGAAGATTTCAAGAAACGATTTCAAGGAAAACAGTTTTGTTATATTGGCATAGATGAAATAACACATTGTTCATACGAGAAGTTCAAATATCTAATAACTTGTAACCGTAATGCTTACGGTATAAAAAACCGTTTTTGGGGGACTTGCAATCCGGATCCGGACAGTTGGGTACGTGTCTTTATAGACTGGTGGATTGGAGAAGACGGTAATCCTATACCAGAGAGGAATGGGGTAAAAAGATATTGTTTTATGGACGGAGATTCCCCTAATGGGATTTATTGGGGGGATACACCGGAAGATGTATATGAGCAATGCAAATCAATCATAGATCCTCTTTGGAATGAATCATATGAGAAGTTGGGATTTAATAAGAAGACAATGTTTATCAAGTCCGTGGTATTCATTCGTGCCCGCCTTGAAGATAACATCAAACTGATTGAAGCCGATTCAAATTATGCTGCCAACCTTGCCCAGCAAGATGAGGAATCCCGTGCCCGTGACCTTGAAGGTAACTGGAACTTCAAGGCGGCTGGAGACGACATTCTGAAAATGGAACACATGGAGCGTTTCTTCAACAATCCTGCTCAATATGGGGACGGGAAGCGAAGGGTATCATGTGATATTGCGTATGAAGGCGGGGACAACCTTGTCATGTGGCTTTGGATTGGAAACCATATCGAAGACGTGTATGTGAGCAGGGATAACTCCAAGCGTACGGAAGAATGTGTCTCTTATAAGTTACGTGAGTGGGGAGTGTTGGAGAAAGATTTTGTTTTTGACTTGAACGGTCCCGGACAGGATTTTAAAGGCAAATTCCCGGATGCAGTCAAGTTCAATAACATGGCAGCGCCTATCCCATTGATAAAAGCCGATGAGAAATCCATAAAATATGTGTATTCTTCTTTAAAGTCTCAGTGTGCGGATATACTTGTGAAGAAGATTAAGAATGGCGATATATCAATCAATCCAGAGCTGCTGTCCCGAAAGTTCTCCGGAAACGGATATTCGGGAATGACCCTTCATGACATCCTTATGAAGGAGAGGAAAGCCATTCGGGACGCTGACACAGACAGGGGATTTGATTTGATAAGGAAATATCTCATGAAGAAATACGTCGGACATTCTCCCGACTTCATAGAAGCTATGATTTACAGACAAATCTTTGATATAATAAAACACAAAACAAAACCAAAAGGATTATGGAGAATATAAACACACGACAGATTATGGTACGTCGGCCGTTCCGTAGGATATTACCTAATGGCTATAAATGCGCATCCGGAATTATATCCGGGAATATGACCGGAAACGAGCCGTATGATAATCCTACTTATCAGATTATTACCCAAATGGATTTCCTTAGGGAATTTGAGCCTTCGGGCCATGCCATCAACGACCCGTTGGTTTATCCGGACAGGCTAAGGCAAGATCCGGATACAAAACAATGGTTCAGAGAGGCGGTAATCAGGTGCTCGTTTGCTTTTCAACGGATTATAACAGTAAAGCATCTGGTCCATCTCTGTGGAAATGACATCCAGTTTGAAATGGAAGGTGACACTGAGAATGAAAAAGTAAAAGATACTTTCTTCAAATTCAGGACAGGATGGGCGGTAAAGGACATGGAGATAGCATGGTATGAAGCGGCAAAATCCGTAAAGATAACTGGAGATACAGCATTTGTAGGTTATCTACGGAAGGGGAAATTCTATTGGAAAGTCCTTTCATTTGAAAAAGGTGACGTGCTATATCCTCATTTTGACAATTTCACAGGGGAACTGTCCTTGTTTGCCCGTTCGTATTCGGATTATGACAATAACGGGAATACAGTTACTGAATGGCTGGAAGTATGGGACAGCAAATACCTGCGTCGTTTCAAAAAAGGGAAAGGCGGATACAGTAAAATAAAGCAGGTCATAAAAGGACTGTTCGGATTGAGCGGGTATGAGCTTGTTTCCGAGCAAGAGCATGGGTTCACATTCATTCCTGTGGCTTATCACAGATGTGATGATGGTGCATGCTGGTCCCCTTCGCAGGACAGCATAGAACAGTATGAGCTGGCATTTTCCCAACTTTCTCAAAACAATACCGCTTATGCTTTCCCTATTATGTATTTTAAGGGTGAGAATATTGATATAGAAGGAGGTATGGACGGTACAATAAAATGTATCTCAATGGGAACGGACGATGAAGCGGGATACCTAAACAAGCAGGACGTTTCTACAGCCTTTACAAAACAGCTTGACACTCTTTACAGACTGATATATGAACAGTCGTTCGCTGTAATACCACCGGAAGTAAGAAGCGGGGATCTTCCGGGAGTGGCTATAAAGCTTCTTTATTCACCGGCGTTCGAGAATGCAATGAAGGATGCCCAAGAATATAACCATCTCGTTGATGATATGGTGAAGATATTCACTTACGGATACGGCGTTGAAACGGAAAATCTCATAGACCTGCAAAATTTGAGCGTTTATGCCTGGATAAAGCCGTATATCCATCTTAATGAATCGGAACTTGTGCAGAATCTTGCCGTTTGCGTGCAAAACGGATTTTTGTCACGACAGTCGGCAAATGAAATAGTTCAGTTCTATAGCAACCCACGTGATTGGGATAGGATAATGAGAGAGAAAAAGGAAGAACAGCAGGCTGACCTACTTTACGAATTGAAATCCAAACAAGCGTCCGCTGTCAATAATGGAGTGGAGCATAATACTGGAGGAGATGACAAACAATGAAACAGCCTACACGACAGCAGATACAAGAGTCCAAGGACTACATAAAGTTGAGAGTTCGGGCTGAAATATCCATGAGCGACAATTTACAGAAGGTGCTTCTGCAAGCCGCCAATGAAATTGTAGATATATCCTTGAAATACGGGATAAAGCCATCGTTGTTCCGGTTCTCTGCCAGTAAGGAGCTGAATGATGAAGTGAATAAGGTTCTTGATAAACTGCGTGATACTATATATGATTACACAGAGACCCTATCCGTCTATGACCGGGAAAATGACCGTGATGCGATTGTCGCATTCATCAATAGGGAAGACCACGGCAAGACGCTGTCCGAACGAATAAGTATCTACTCCAACCGTTTCAAGTATGAATTGGAAGCCGCCATAGCTGCCGGGCTGATAGCTGGGATTGGGGGAGAAAAGATAAAAAACAATATAAAATCAAATCTTGAATCTCCGTATTCAGACCCATACTTCAAGAGGGCTGTGGAAGGAGGGAATTCCTCTGCCACACGCATAAAAACCGACGGTATCAGCTACGGGGTCGGAAAATCAAATTCGGCCTACAATTCCCTGAATACACTTACCCGTTTTATTGTAGGTTCATCATGGATGTGGTTTTTGGGAATTTATCATAAGAATAAGGGGTTTACCGGATTCTATTCGTATCGTGGAAGCAGATATCCGTGTTCGTATTGTGACAGCATGGTCGGATATCACCCTATTTCCGATTATCAAAACCAGTGGCATATAAGGTGTTGTTGTTATTTCGTGTTCGTTTAATTAAAGTATATTACATATGTTGAGAGGTAAAGAGGAACAGGTATCGTTCAGCCGGGGGCTTGGAGGAGAATGCAAGCGTGCCAGGATAAGTTTTAGAGAAAAGGCTTTTGCGGATCTTGTCGCTATGGGATGGAAGGATAAGGACGCTTATCTCATTTCAGGACTTTATAATCCGGTGTATTCTTCCAAGGCCAACGAGAAGGACATGAATAAACTTCTGACTGAGGAAGAACGCTTCATGACATATCTGACATCGGTCAGCAGAAAAATACAAAGGAGGCAAAAGGAAAGCGAAAAAGGGAATGAGGATTCAGTAGAGGATGTCAGTGAAGAAGACATATCATTTGAACTTTCAAAAGAAAATCAACTGAAGAAACTTATTGCAGCCCGTAAGAAATATGACGGGAAAGAGGGGTGCAAGGAATGGATAGACTTGACAAAAATGATAGCAGATATTACGCAAATCAAAAAGGACGAGATAAAAGAAGAGGATACTACCGTCCATTTTTACCTGCCTCTTTCATGTAATAATTGCTCGTTGTATCTTGCATCTAAAAAGAAAGCCGGGAAATGATACCCGGCTTAAGAAGTGTATTTCAGTTATACCAATTCGTGCAAGTCTTTACTTCCGAATTTTGATATAAAATATCTTATTACAGAACTCATTTACATAGCTAAATTCTTATTCCCAAAGTAACATCAAACATCGTGGATTTTTTACCTGTCTCGGCATCGGATTTTTCAAATTCCTTGATTGAAGCGTCTATATGAATTCCACCATACTTATATGAGAAGGACAAAAGCATTGATTCTATTTCCCTTTCCAGCTCCTCTTTGCCTTTCCTTATCTGATAGCAAAAGTCCTTTTCATATATTTGCTTCCCTTTATCTATAGGTAGTATTGAAACTATATCGGAGGGATTGTAATATTTTCCGTTCTCTCCAAAATATCTAACATTGTATCCGTTCTTTTCATACAACGTCTCCTCTATCGCTTTCAATTTTCCCCCATTTCTAAGAGTTATTAGTATTTGATAATTCATAATTATTCCTCCATTTCCTTTTTCATTTGATACATCCGCCTTTCCTCCTCAATTATTTTGGCGTCCTCCTCGTCAGAGATAGGAATGGCATCCGCACGGTCAATGGCGTTTCCTACTGCCTTCAATACGTCCACCTGCAATTCTGCGTCAATGCAGTTGGCCACATACTGGGTATTGCGCAATATCAGCATAGGCAGGTTATCCACCCTGTCTTCTATCTCGCAATTGTCAAGCAACATGAAAATAACACTCCCTGCCCCATATTCAATGGAGAAATCACCACTGGCAGTCGATGCTTTGATAAAGGGCAAATCCCCCTTCTTGTACTTGAGAATAATCATATTCCCTATTTGTATCTTCCCGAAATCCATAATATATGTATTTATTACAATTAACAGTCAATGTCCTCGTTCATGAAATCTTCGTCGGTATATTCCCATCCTTCGAACATGTTTACCTTCGCCTCCTCTGCAATGCTGGGGACGTGCTTCATGAAATTATTAGCAATGTCCTCATTTCCGCACCACAGGGTATATGAGTTGCTGTATCCCTTGTCCGAACGCTTCTCCCTTGCATATCCGAGAGAAAGCATGTCGATACCCATCTTCCTCTGGGATACAGGTACTACACCGTTCTTCTTGCAGAAACGCTCGTAGTTCTTGTATATCTCCGAGGACGACATTTCTATATTTCCGCTCCCATCGAATTCCTCCGGACGGCATTCCTTGTACTTCAAGTATTCGGTTATGCTTCCGTCCACAAGCTTTCCGTCCTTACCCGCAACGGTGGAGCGTATCCTCTCCAGTTTCATGTCTATCTTGCCGCCCAAGTTCTCCGGCATGCGCCAGTTGTTTTTCTTCAGCTCGCACAGCCCCTTGACTATCCACGCCATAATACCGGCATGCTCCGACCTCATCCTTTCAGCGAGCATCGTATCCCTTTTCTCTACTGGGATAGTCTTGTCGAAATTAAGGACAAGTGCACGCCTCTGCATGCTCTCGTCGTCAGGGTCGTCACGGTTCAGAAAGTCCTTAGGCTGCCACCGGTAGTTGGAGTTGCACAACATTATAGGAGGCCTCTGCATCATCATGATGTTCCCGCCTATTCCACGGCATGCAATTGGCTCACCGCTTGATATGGCCTTTATTATGCTCATGTCCTTGAAATCCCCACGGTTGCTCTCGGTACAGTACATCATCCTTTTCCTTGACATGGAATAGGCGGCACGCAACTGCTCGTCACCTCCCCTGGCAAACTGGCTCATCTTGATGTTCAATATCTCGTCATCACCGAACATGTCCTTGAGTACACGGTAAATCACGCTTTTACCGTTAGCTCCGGTTCCCTGCAATATGAGGAAATACTCAAAGCTGATATTCTTCCTGTTGACAAGGCATGCGCCAAGAAACATCTGGAGTATACGCCTCTTGTGCTTCTCCGGAAGGACACCGTCCATGTCGTCCGAAGGAAGCCAACTCTCACCGAGGAAGCTTCGCCAAGTAGGACAGTTGAATATCTCCTTGCGGTCATACTTGAAAGGATACATCTTTATGCAGTCGAACTTAGGGGAGTGAGGATAAACCTTGAGACGGTTCATGTCAACCACGCAATTGGTAAAGCACATTACGCTCAAATCCGGCTGGAGCTCATGATCCCTTATCACATTTATTATACGCCCCATGTACGCGTACATAGTCTTGTTGGTACGGTCACGGGCGGCAACACCCATCCTTTCCAACCACCTGTCAACCGCATCGTAGAGGACGTTGTAGTCCATGTACTCATATATCTTCCCAGTAAATACATACAAGGGGACACGGTAATCGGCAATGTCTTTCGTAACAACGCCATACCCCTCCCTAAACAACTCCTCAAGACGCCTGCCGTATCTGTCTATACGCTCGGGATTGCTGGATACAAGAGATATGTCCCTAAACGTGGAGGCATATTCGTCACAATGGCGAGACAACAACCCGAGAACATAATCCTTCAATTCCTTCCTGTTCATTGAATATAACCGTTTTGCGTTAAAAAGAACATAAACATATCTGCTATAGGCGCATTCTATAAAAATAGCATCCTTCTTTTAATCGTTTGAACTAAATACATATGATTATGCTCTTTATCTTCATTATGCAAATATACAACATATTGGGAATAAAACAAGTATATATTATATAAAACATACAGGATAACGTAGAAAATATCAGAAAAAAGAACTTAAAACATAAAAACCGGAAAAACAAAGGGTATAAACGTAGGTAAAACATCATTACATGGCGCAGAAAAAAGGAAAATAAAAAATTTTTAGGGGAGGTGACTACATCAGATATCATTACAAGCAACAAGGGGTAGGGGAGGTGGCATGTAAGGATGTTAGTAGTGTAAACACTTGTATATCAGTGCGTATATGTTTATATTATACATATAATATAAAGTTTATTCTTATTTACAAATTGGCATACGGACTATGATTGCTAAAGATTGCGTAAACATCGTAATTCGTTGAAATAGACCATATTATATCATCAATATAAATAATTACTTTAATACACTAATATATATCGTTGATAATCAATATAATATTGTTACGTGTTATTCTTTTGCCTTGTATTTCGCAGGTTGTTTTGTTGTGTTGTGTTGTTCTTTGTACGTTTGGTATCTTTTGTTTTCTGGAAGATATACATATTTTAACTGTTTTATCTTCTTTTCGGTATTTAATATTTACTTTTTATCTGCGGCTTTGTATTGTATGTAGTATATTGGTTTATAGGTATTTTCATGTGTTTTTGATATGTTATTTAACATATATATTTCGTTGAAATATTTTGCTATTTTCTTTGTTTGTTACAATATAATTCGTATCTTTGTAATGTAAGAAAGAGGTAAGCATAAGGCTTCCGTTTTTACAAGCGTTGTTTGTATTGTGAGATATAAAAAGAACCTGCTAGCACTGGTAATGCTAACAGGTTCGAAGAAGGGAATAACTTGGATAAGTACCCCCCCAATCAGGAGCAAAGGTACTTATCCGGGTTGTCACTTCCAAATTCTCCCCTTGTAAAATAACGCTGTACTTTGAATTATTAACAATTTAAACTATAGCATTATGAAAGCAATGAATTTCTACACCGCCAACGGTTGGGCTGGCTCCAACTATGACAGCAAGTTAAGCACAAAGGAAATCGCCGCAAAGGTCAGATCTTATGCAAAGAAGAATTTCCCGGACTTTAAATTCTCTGTACGTTCTGAATGGAGTATGTACACGGATTCCATGTATATCGAGCTGAAAGAAGGCACTTGCATTCCTTTTGTTGAAGGTTCAAGAAGTGCAGAACGTGGGTACATGTCTACAATGTCAACCGTAAAAGGCTGGGAAAATGAGTTAACGCCGGAAATGTTTAAAGTGTTGGACGCTGTTACGACTTATGCAAGTTCTTTCCGTTACGATGATAGCGACGGTATGCAAGATTATTACGATACTAATTTTTATTTGAAAATCAAAGTTAGCGACGAATATAAGGTTGTAGAGCCGAAGGCAAAGAAAAGCAGCGTTAAGGCTGAAAAGGTTGAGGAAGCCAAAGAAGTGGAAGCCGTGACGGTTGAAGGGATTGAGGTTGTGGATTATTCAGAAAAGGCGGTTGCTGTGTTTGGCGATACGAAGGCGATCAAAGAGCAATTAAAGGAATTAGGCGGACGCTTTAACCCGTCTTTAAACTACAACGGTGAAAAGCGCGCCGGATGGATATTCAGCAAGAAGCAAGCGGACAAGGTGAAAGAATTGATAGCGCCTACAGAGTTGCCGGTGCTTCCTGAAGAAATATATATCCCGGAACTAGCAGAAGAACCCCAAGGGAATGACACCCCATTAATTATTGATGATTATGCAAAATACGATTCGTTTGATTATCCGACAATACCCGAAGAACTGGACGGGTTTAGACTGGGGGAGGTCGTTTATGATCAATGTGGAGAAATAGGCGTTATATTGGCTTTTAATGAAAAAAACGGTACTGCCCGTGTAAATTCAAATGGTTGTTGCAATGTTGGTAATTTAAAAAAATGCCCTAAAGAAATAGCGGAAAGAGAAGTTAAGTACATGGATATAATACGACCGGAAAAAGCTTTAACGGATTGTACAGCTGAAGCGCACCCGCTCAATAATATAAGCTTTACCAAAACGGACAACTTTAACGGCGTGCGCTATTACGACATTGAAGGCGCGGGAATCATAACCAGTGCGAAAGTACGCGAGGATATACAGCCGGGCGATGTTTTCAATGTATATACGGATGGAGAACGTAAGTTTTGCGTAACCTATGACGGTGTAAGTCTGGAAAGCAGTTTAAAAAACGATTTACCCGGTATAATTGAGTTTCACGACAAAATAGAATCGGGCACGCTTAGCGCTTCATCGCATTATACCCCGCTTGCTGAAGGAGTGGAATTTTATGAGAAGGAAGTAAAGGGAAAGCGTTACACCGTCAAGGATAAGCCGTTAACACTTGGATATTACGGCATATTAGATAATTTGGACAACTGTATAATAGAATGCTATCCGACTAAGGAAGAAGCCGAAAAAGAGGTGAAAATACTCAACGGTTTTGTAGATGGCAACGGACGTTTAAAAAGTGTCGTATAATGTTCGGCGTTATGTTGCTGTTATTCGGTGCTGTGTTGTTCATCAGCGGCACCGATATAGAGAGGATAAGGGAATTTATAAACGACAGTAAAGAATCAGATAAATTTTAAGATTATGAAACGCGAAAAGATGGATAATATATTACGTAGCTTGTTAGTTGCTGGCAACATTGTAACGGTATCATTTGATGAAATGAAAGACATTCTCAAAGAGTTAAACCGCTTTGTTCCAAAAATCGAAATAGAGATAATAAAGAGTGATTTTGAAACGGTTTCTTTCCGCGAACTAAGATACTAACCAATAAAGTATACATATATGGAAGTAAAACATACTTTTCAAATAGAATCAACCGTAATAGATGCCACAATTTCGGAAATTGAGAAAGTAGTACCAATTTGGGCAAGAAATAAAGGCAAAAGCCTAACCGTATTAATTTACATGGGTAACAAGTGGCAATTATACAAGGTTTTTACGGCTTAATAGTTGCAATTATTTCGGCGTGGAGAACAGCAAGCGGAGCGACACCGCCGCCGGGAACAAACAAACTAAAATTATAAAGATATGAAATCACAGGTTTACACGGAAAAAGAGTACAAGCAATTGGAAAAAGAATCTGAATCAAGGTTTTCAGATCATGAATACTGCCTGATGGGATGGGATGAGAAAAGACAGGTGTACACAGTTGTCTATAACGTCGCCGGAGCGAATTATACATGCAGGAACGGGCATATATACAGCGTGCCCAAGCGGTACTATTTTGATAATTTAGAAGATGCAGCACGCAATTATAACCGCCTTTGCAAGTATCGCCCGTTATTCGTTGCTTGAAGCGGCAAAGCATTAAAGAAATATAATCAAATAACTAAATTATAAAGATATGGATAATACAACAAGATGGCACAATGCTAATTTAGAAAATTCGGAAAACGGAAAAACCGTATTGTTACGAGTTGAAAAGGACAAGAACCCGAACAACGTGCAATTTATAGTCGGTTATTATAGCGGCTACGAGTATTGCGACAAAAAAGTACTCATAACTCATTACGACCGTGTAACGCACTGGATTGAATTACCCGAATAACAACAAGTTAAAAAATAACGATATGAACTATACATTTTACTTCGTGAACAACAACCGCGTAATAAGCGAGTGGCGCGGATGTTTTGAAAACAAAGAGGCTGCAGAACGGTTTGCCGATGGTGCGGCTATAGGAGCAATGTGCACTACTGGAGAAATAGGCGTGTACGGAGTATCGGAAAGCGAACAGTATCCTATTTCCCGGCAAATGACAGATAGACGCAAAAATGTTATATTTGCATATGCTAAAGAAAAAGAATCATGTAATTTGAAATAAGGAGGGCAAGTCATGTATTTAGGTTTTATACTTTGGGCAATAATTTTAGTGGTAATATTGTGGAATATTAGTCCAGCGCTGGTTATTACATCGGCTTTGATAGGTATTGCTCTTGCGATAGGGAAAACAAAAGATAATAAATCAGGTAAATAATATGGAGACTTTAAAGAACGTGTTTTTGAAGAAATACCCGCAATACGAGAAAGTTTTACGAGTATACGAAGAGGTTAATAAAGTAGAATGTACATTCGACAGCATAACAAAGCCGAGGTTGTACAACTTTGTTCAGGCTCTTAATGAAAGAGTAGCTACCAATAGCGCTAAAACCTATTGCGCTATGCTTAAATCGGTCCTTAATCTATATAGTGACTCGTACTCCTTCCCGAAGGGTTTTGAGGCTATATTGACCTTGAAGAAGGACGCTACGCAAAGCACATGGCTAACGGATGACGAGATAAAGGCTTTGTTGGAGTATATCCCGGTTAATGAGACGGAACGTGCCGTGAAAAACTGTTTCCTGCTTGGATGCCTCACTGGCGCCAGGCATTCGGACTATATCGAATTCACGGAGGACAACATAATAGACGGAAGACTGGTATATGTCTCACGGAAAACAAAGATTAAGGCGGAAATACCGGCTGCTCCTGCTGTACTCCGGATATTGAAAGAGAACCGGGAATACGGCATAAACGATCGTAAGGTTTCGGATGTGACTTTCAACGATACTATAAGGAGTATATGTCGTAAGTGCATGATAAACAAGAAAGTGAAACTTTACCAGGCTGGAGAATATATGACAGGTGAAAAGTGGGAGTTCATTTCCTCGCATTCGGCCCGGAAGTCTTGCGCGACCAACTTATACCTAAGAGGGGCTGACCTGTATTCAATCAGCCGGATGTTAGGACACTCCAGTGTAACAATGACAGAAACTTATATTTGTTGCGGTCTTCGTGAATTGTCTGACAGGATAATGGGGTATTTCAACGGTTTTAAATAGGTGCTTTAAAGCATAAAAATATTTGTGCGCGTATTTGCGTACATCAAAATAAATGCTTATATTTGCAATATCAAAAAACAACAAGAAGTGGGGGCAACACTATAAAATCTGCAACAATGTTATGAAGACTCAAATCAACTCTTTAATTAACGGTACAAGAGACATCCGTAGAGACTTATCCAACCCAAAGTACATTGAATGTCCTAAGGCAACTTCGCATATTGGATATGCAGGAACAAGCCTTAAATTGCGTGCAGAAATTGCGGAAAAAGTTATTGCGGAAAATCCTGATGGAATGGACGTTGAAATGTTCGGAAAGAAATTCCGTTTGTCTCGTTCATCCTCATTATCCGGTAAAACCGTATGGTTTTCCACGGAAATAACCATTAATGACTTCATGCTGTTATCCGGTTATGCGGAATTTCCATTCAAACAAAGCAAGGAGTGCAAATTTGCATTAGAGATAAACAATGACATGAATGTTTTGCTTCACAAGTGGTGCAGATCCAATGATAAAGCCAAGATGAGGCATAGGGGCTATGACTACATTGACGAATCTTTTGTAACGATATTATAACCATAAGCTGCGCTATCGGCATAACGGGCCATGAATATGGATAAACTTGTAAATCTTACACTTCCCGAATTTGCTTTTGTGGAGGGTTCTGAACACGAAAAGAATAATATACTGTCCGGTCGGATAGTGATACTGCATATACGCTCTGCAAGTGTGGTAGAGATACTTGATAGAGACAACTCTTTCCTGACCGAAGGTGTTTTGGCTTATAATTTTTCCTTTGTCAACAGATTTGGCATTAAAGAACCAATGGTTGCCACATTGCACTATAGTTCCACACTTGATAAGGATGCAGACCGTGAAATGATTATCAAGGGAATTATGAAACCTGCCGCACAATGGTACTGTGAATATGCCAAGTGGGAGGATGAAAATATAGCAAGAAAGGAAGGATGGAAATGAATGAGCGTGAACGGATAGGCGCATTACTCGCCAAAAAAAGAAACGAAGCCGGGTTGTCGGTCCGTGCGCTGGCTGAACTTGCCGGAGTCAGCTATCAGAACATAACCAAGATTGAGAATGGCAAGTATAATGTCAGCATTGACATATTATCCAAGATAGTCAATGCGCTTAATTGTAAGATTGATATTAGCAATATATAAAGAAAAGATATGCCAGAAAGTAAATATGCTTACGACGAGGAATCCGTCAAGGCAATAATCGAATGGGCACAAACATCCCAATTGCCCAAGGAGGTGACATTAAGTGAGGCAGAACACATCATCGATACGTCCATGTACGTCCACGCCAACATCTGCGACATCAACCAGCACTATCCGGACCCGTTCTACAATCCGGCGATTGACCGGTTGTACAGATTGAAGGAATTCATGGAACAGCAATAAGTTTATATAACCCAGTGGGTTGTTTTGCTTGTTTTGGGTTGAATTTAACCCACTGGGTTGTTTTGCTTATAGCTTGCTATCCATCTTTTCAAATTCTTCCTGCACGGACTTGTTCAGCACCTTCGCGTATATCTGGGTCGTTTTTATGTCTGTGTGTCCCATCATTTTGGCGAGATTTTCAATAGACACTCCCATATTTAAAGCCATTACCGCAAAACTATGGCGTGCCATATGTGAGTGAAGGCTTAATTTGATTCTAGCAAATTCTTGAACTACTTTCAGCCTTAAATTATACTGGTAGTTGCTTATCACCGGCAGTTTAAAGTCATATTTTTGCAATATTTCCATTGCGGGCTTAAGAAGCATGAGGAAATATTCTTCTTCCGTCTTCGTCCTTATATCCCTTATGAAGAATTTATCCCCTTTCTTTATTACCACGCTAAAATCAAAGTTGAACAAGTCCGCATATGATAATCCGGTAAAGCATTGGAAGACGAACAAGTCCCTAACCCTTTCAATGCTCTCTGATGCTATTTCTAGGTTCTTTATTTGGTTTATTTGTTCTAATGTGAGGTATTTTATGCCTTCGCTCTTTCCTCGCTCAAATTTGAGCTTATTATACGGGTTGTCTTTCAATAGCTCAAATTTGATGGCTTCGTTTATATACCTTTTCAGACGTTTATGATAACCATGTATGGTTGTCTGTTTGTTGTACTTCCCGTGGAGGAAATTATCGTAGTGCATTATATTAGCCGTAGTAATGTCCGTAAAGTAAATGATCCGGCCGAACTCTTCCAAGGATGTTATTAAGGAGGAATGAGTATTGAGCGTACCCTGTCTAAGGTCCGTCCTTTCACTGACTCTCCGTTTGATGAAATCTATAAATCTCTCTTTCGTTTGAGAATACTTTAAGAAGTGTTCCAGCTTCTCAAAACTGAAAGGTTCTTTGTTCTTTATAAGAGTATTTATAAATTCATTTATATTCTGTATTTGTGCGTCAAGCCTTTCGTTGAGGTCTAAAGATTGAACGGTGTTCTTAACCTTTGTCTTCTCGCTCCATTGGTCGGAATACAACCGAACGCCTGTACCTAGCCATTTTCTTTTCCGTTCAAACAAAACTTCTATTTGAACGGTTCCTTTCGTTGTCTTGCTTGCCGTATGTTTACGGTCAAAAACAAACCTTAATACTGGATACTTCATAATTTAAAAGATTTGGTATCACACAAGGGTATCACATTTGTATCACATTTCGTGAAATAGAATGAAATAGAATGAACTAGAATGAAACAACATTAGCAGTGTGTTTGTTCTCCTAAATCATTGATTTTTACGTAAAACGCTGATAACAAATAAAAAGGGACTACATTTTTGTAATCCCTTGCTGTGATCCGCTTGGG